TTAATTGCTACTGCAATTGAAAAAGTAGGATCCGATGGAGTAGTTCATATTGAAGAATCAAAATCAGGTGACACATACCTTGAAACAGTAGAAGGTATGCAGTTTGACAGAGGTTATAAATCACACTTTTTTGTTACTGATAATAACACTATGTCATGTAAATTAGATGATTGTTACATTTTAGTTGCTAATCATAAATTTACCCAAGTAAAAGAATTACTTCCAATTTTAGAACAAGTTTCAGCAACAAATAAATCTTTACTAATTATTGCTGAAGATATTGACAATGAAGCTCTTGCAACTTTGATTGTGAATAAATCAAGAGGGATTTTAAAAGTAGCAGCTGTTAAAGCTCCTGATTTCGGAGATCGTAGAAAACTTATCTTAGAAGACATTGCTACTATGACTGGTGGTCAAGTATTTGATAAAGATAAAGGAATGAAACTTGATAAATTTACTTGGGATTGGTTTGGAGAAGCTAGAACAGTAACAGTAACAAAAGAAGAAACTACTATTATTGATGGAAAAGGAGATGAAAATTCTATAAACACTAGAATAGAAGAACTCCAAACACAAGTAGAAAAATCTACAACACCTTTTGAAACTGAACAATTACAAAATAGATTAGCTAAAATGGTAGGTGGTGTTTCTATTATTCATGTAGGTGGATTAACTGAAACTGAATTAAGAGAAAAAAAGGATCGAGTTGATGATGCCCTAAATGCTACCCAGGCTGCATTAGAAGAAGGTATTGTACCTGGAGGGGGAGCTGCTTTATTGTATGCTCGTACTAAAATTGATGTTTCTACAACAGGAGGACAAATTGTATATCAAGCTTGTGGTAAACCATTTGAACAAATTCTTGTTAATGCTGGTTATGATTCAACAGATGCTCAAATGATCGGAAAATATCAATTAATTGAATCTGGAAATAGTGAATGGTCAGGTTTTAATCTTAAAACAGAAGAAGTTGTTGACATGAAAGAAGCAGGAATTATAGATCCTACTAAAGTAACAAGAACAGCACTTGAAAATGCAGCATCGGTAGCAGGAACTATATTATTAACTGAATGTGTTATTGTAGAACACCCAGAGAAAAAAGATCCATCGCCAGATGAAATGCATTATTAATTATGGAAAAACAAGTTGTAGAACATAACCAATTGATTGCTACTAGAGTACCCCCTGGAGACAGGTGGTCTCTAGTAGGTGATCCTAAAAAAGAAGTATTTAATACATTAACAGATGCTTTAGAAGCTTTTTTAAACCAAACAGGATTTAAAGGATCTTATAGATTAGACCCTATGGATAGTAAATTATATGCTATACAAACTAATGAAATTGAAGTTAAAAAAGAAGAACCAAAAATGTTTAGTTTATATGGAGAATTTAAACAAGGCATTTAATTTGGATGTATTAAATATTGTTCGTATATTTACGTTATAAATAAGAAGTTATGAATAAAGATCACGGGTTATTAGTTGAGCGTTATAGACCAATTGAATTAGAAAATTATGTGGGTAATGAACATATTAAAAAAACTATTAAGCAATATTTAGGTCAAAATGATATTCAAAATCTTATATTTTATGGACCTGCAGGAACGGGAAAAACAACTCTTGCTAAACTCATTGTTAAAAACCTTGATTGTGATTTCCTTTATATTAATGCCTCGGATGAACGTGGTATTGAAACGATTAGAGATAAAGTATCAGGATTTGCGTCATCAGCTAGTTTTAAACCACTTAAAGTGGTCATTTTGGATGAAGCTGATTTTCTTACTATTCAAGCGCAGGCTTCTCTCCGTAATGTCATTGAAACGTTTTCGCGTACTACTAGGTTTATCTTAACTTGTAATTATGTAGAGCGTATTATTGATCCTTTACAGTCAAGATGCCAAACACTTAAAGTTATACCTCCTAGTAAAAAGGAAGTAGCAGTACACCTTGCTAGTGTTATGGCAACTGAAGGTACAGTATATGAAATAGAAGATATTAAAATAATTGTAAATCAATTTTACCCTGATTTACGTAAATGTCTTAACACAATTCAATTATCAACCCAAGATCAAAAATTAGTAATTGATAAATCAATACTTGTATCATCTAATTATATGACTCAAGTACTTAAAGAACTTAAAAATGCCAAACCGAATTGGAGAACTATTAGACAAATTATCGCTAATGCAAACGTTAATGATTTTGAGGAATTTTATCGTTATTTGTATGATAATGCTTCTATATACGCAAATGGAAATGAAGGAATGGTTGCTATTTATATCAACGAGTATAGTTATCAGTCTAATTTCCGTATTGATAAAGAAATTAACATAATGGCTCTTATAGCAAAATTAATAGAATTAAAATGAAATTTAAATCATTTAATATGAAAAAGTTTTTAATATTCCTTGTAATTTGGATTAGTCAAAATTTGGCAATACCATTCTGGATGTTAGGACATATTCATTTAAGTTTAAATGTATATAAAGACCTACATGAAATAATCGCTAGTGTAGGTATGAATATTTTAGTAGCGATTGGATTTTATCTTGATTATAAACAAAACAGTAACAATTAAATTAAATTAAAATGAGTGAAAAACAAAACATGCAAATGAATGTTGATTTGAAATCAACAACAGCAATTGAGGGAACTGATGGTAATCATATCTTTCAACAAGGTGTATTACTTAGAAAGGTATCTAAGTTTGTAGTAGGAGCGGATGAAGACGCTGTAATGCCTATCCCAGTATTTTTTGATACAGTATCTGGTAAGGTACTAGAATCAACAGTACCCGTAGAGCTTAGAGAAGAATACAAAGATATTACTCTTTAATGTCTCAAATCGAGGTAAAAAACATATTTGATTGGTTGGAGGAGATAACTTACAAGAAATCTCCTCCATCAAATTTCTCACAAGCTTCGTGGGATAAGTGGAATTCTTACATGATACATAGATACGTATCAATGTATATAGGTTACATTGATGTTGCAAACTATGTACAAAAAATTAACCCACAAAATAAACAACAAATATATTCAATTTACCGAGAAATGATTCCAAAAAAGAAAACCTGGCTTAAATACATTAAAAATCAAAATAAAAGAAATTATCAAGAATTAGCTGAATACGTAGCTGAATATTTCCATTGTTCGCTTGGAGAAGCAGATCATTATATTGATATTTTAAGACGTGTTGGAGTAGAGAATATCTTATGGGATATGGGAGTTGAACAAAAAGAAATAGATAAATTATTTAAAAAAGCAGAATTATGAGTAAATTAAGAGATATGCTCTATACCTCAGCAATAGCTGATAAAGCAAAGGCATTATTATCCTTAGAATTACTAGAACAAAACCCTGCAGGAATTGGAGATCATTCAACAGAAGATTTCTACAAAAATGCTGAAGAAGCACTTGCTATGTTAGCCGATGCTGATGAGAGGTTAGAAACAATAGAAAAATATTTAGATCAAAAAGAAGTTATTTAATAATATGAAGAAAGCAAGTTATGATGAAATTATAGGGTCAACAGTTGGTGACTTTGAAAAAATATATCCTGAATTAGCAAAAGAATTTAAAGTAATTCAAAAAGAACAATATGAATTATTTGCCGGTAAAATGTTAGACTATGGTTTAGGTAATATTGCTTTAGGGTCTACACTCGAGGAAGAAGAAGATGTGCAACTATCATTGACTGGGATTTGGTTGCGTTGTAATGACAAGATAAACCGCCTAAAAAACATGCTTAAACGTAAAGGTAAGAGTTATGTTACTGATGAACCTATGATAGATAGTTTTATAGATATTTCTAATTATGGAGTCATAGCTCAATTAGTAATGAGGAATAAATGGAAAAAATAAGTTGTGGGAAAAAAGAAAAAATTACCTCAAATTGTAAAAGAAATAAGAGCATATAAACCTGATGAGATAAATTACTCATATCAGAAAAATGTATCATATTCTCAATTCTCTATGTATAGAAGTTGTCCTCATAAATGGGCTCTCCAATATAAAGACGGACATAAGATATTTTCATCTACAGTTCACACTGTATTTGGAACAGCTTTACATGAAGTACTCCAACATTATTTAGATGTAATGTATGAAGAAAGTGGTGCGGCCGCTGATAGATTAGATATTTACACAATCTTTGAGGATGCTTTAAGAGAAGAATATAAAGTTCAATATAAAAAAAATAAAGGTCAACATTTTAGTTCATCTGAAGAATTAAGAGAATTTTATGAAGATGGTGTTGAAATTTTAAAAACTTTTAAAAAGAAAAAAGGACAATACTTTACAAAAAGAGGATGGTATTTAGTAGGTTGTGAAATTCCTGTTATGGTTACTCCGAATAAGTTTTATAATAATGTTATATATCAGGGTTATTTAGACATTGTAATGTATCATGAACCTACCCAAACCTTTAAAATCATAGATATTAAAACATCTACTCGTGGTTGGAATGATAAAACTAAAAAAGATGAAGATAAACAATTTCAACTAGTATTATACAAAAAATTCTTCTCAGAACAATTTAATATTCCAATTGAAAATATTGATGTAGAATTCTTTATTGTAAAACGTAAGGTATATGACCACCCAGATTTCATAATACCAAGAATACAGACATTTAAACCTGCTTCTGGTAAAGTAAAATTAAATAAAGCTACTAAGTCTTTAAATAGTTTTATTGAAGAAGTATTTAATAAACAAGGATATAAAGATAAAA